AATATTAGATTTAACAAAATCATCACTATTTGCTATAGAATTTCCAACATGTGTTTCTGCTGCTGTATTAATTACATAATCACAGTCATATAAAAATTTAAGATCATTTATATCACAATGTACAAATGAAAAGTTTTCATATTTTGTAAATTCATTTAATAAATCTTTATTTGCAGCATATGTTATTTTATCAACACCTTTTACATACCATCCTCGCTGTAAACATAAACGAGTTATATATGAACCAATAAAGCCTAAACAACCTGTAACATATACAATTTTTTTCATTTTAAAATTCTCTATCATATTTTATTAACAGATGTCAATATATAAAATATTTTTATTTAAATATAAGTAATAATTGATAACATATATTTATGTTCTTATAAAAAATTATTAAAGTAAGATTTTAATATTCTTTCTCTATGTCTATTAGAGGCTCCAGTTAAATGACATAAAAAAGATTTTTCATTCCATGGATAAGGTATATCTCCTCTAGTGGCCCATTGTTCAGCATACATTTCTCTAGTTGGAGCTGCATTTAAATAATCATGATCAAGAATTTTCATCATATTTTTATAAGGTGTTCTAAAATATAAAAAATTCATAGCTTCTTGTTCATGTTTAGCTTTTCCAACAAGACTATAAAATACTTCAAGAAAATGTTCAGTATTTTTATTTTTAACAAACATAAAATTACCGCCACTTATACTATATTTTCCATTCCAATCATATGATGCATAGAATGTTATGTCTTCTTCTATTGGAAAATTTTCTATTTTAATTTGATCATTTGTTATTATGGAATCGGCATCAATCCACACTACTATATCATAATAGTTTAACATATCGGATGTTCTAGCCGCTCTCATAAATCCCATATTACTTTCATCTATATTTTTTTCTTTATCAGAACCAAAATCTTCAATTTTTAATAAATCATAACCATGTTTAGAAGCATATCTTTGTTTAGAAGGAAATGTCATTTCTGCTATTTGTTTAATAGGCAAATCACCACCAGCAGAATAAACATCTAGTTGTAATTTCCCTATTCCAGTTACTAATAATACTCGCTTATTCATAATTTTAATATTCTTTCTATAATGTTATCACAATATTGTTTTGATTTTTCAAAATTAATATTTATTTTTTCTAAATTACTATAGTAATAATCATCAGTAAATTTAAAATTTATAAGATCATCAATATTTAACCAATATGATGTATCAAAAAAATCTGATATGTTTGGACATCCCCAATATATAGGGATTGTTTTAGTTATCAGACAATCTACTATTTTTTCAGAAAAATAATTTACTTCTTGTGTGCTTTCAATTGCTACTGAATACATGCTATTAAATAGATGTATTTTATCATCATTGGGTAATGTTGGAACATTTGGTATCATAAAACGTGTTGAACTATAAAATTTTTTAGATACTAAAATTTTATCTTGATTTTGAAATATAATATGTCTTAGATTATATCCAGGTTTTCCATATAAAGATCCACATACCATAGAAAGACTTAATTCTTTCTGAAGAGTTACTAGATCATTAGTAAATTTTCCAAATGAATCTGGATGATGTTTTGACTTATTTAACCATGTTGTTCCGTACACCATGAACTTTGCGTTTGAACATTTATCTAAAACTTCTGGATTTGATGTTACAATTTTATCATACTTTTTGTGATGCTTTATAATATTTTCTACAGGTTCAACCCATCTAGAAGTTGTTGGTTCATTTACATGACAAAATATTTTATATGAATTTTCACCAATAAACGATGGTTCTCCATTTGGAAATTTATTAGTACCAAATCTTGTAAAATATATTTCTGTTGGATGCATGATATCTGGAATATCTTCAGAAGATATCATATAATCAGCATTCAATATTACAGGTTTCATTGATTCACCAAAAACTTATTTCCTGGGCTTTGAAATTTAATATTGTGTTCATCAAAACCCATATCTCTCAATACCTGTTCTTTTGATTCTCCATCCGCTAATCCCATTGTAATTACTGGTTCTCCACCTTGAATCGGTATACCAGGCCAAACACAATAAGCATTTCCTAAAAAAGCCATACGAACACCAGTATTCTCGTTTATCATTTTCATGAATATCTTTAACAAAACTTCATGATCAAATGCAATATTTGCTTGTCGTTCTAATTCTTCACTTGCCTCAATCCAAGCATATATAAATTCATAAGATTTTGGTGTTTGATTTAAGTATATTGGTGATGCTTTTGGCATACCAATAGTTGTATCTTCCTTTGTAGGAACTTTAGGAAATGCCATAGCTAAATCAACTTTATCGTGAAACTCATCAAAAACTTCAAGAGGTTTATGTACAATTGAATCTACATCTAACCAAACAAGTGGTGTTCTTAATTCGTTCATCATCTCAAGAATAAATCTAGGTTTTGATAAACAATTAGAACGATAATTTCCCTTTGATGGTTTATGTCTAATAAAGTTTGGTACGGAATGTTCCTCAAGATTTTTTTTCAATCTTGTGGCATGATCGCTATAATAAGTGCGACCATCTACGTCAGCATAAAAAGAAATCACAGGTGTCTTCATGGTCTAGTATTTATATTTGTTTTATCATGTGATAAAGAATGTCATCTGCATTCTCTAATTTTTTCACACGTTCGAAATTATGTTTAATTGCATCCATCTTACTATAATATAATTCTTCTGTTAATTGTGATGGATCAAATGATGAATCAAGTGTAATAATTCCTTCTGAATTGAAATAATTACCAATATCAGGTGTACCCCAATATACAGGTATTGTTCCAGTTGCAAAACAGTCTGTTAATTTTTCTGTAAAGTAAGTTGGATACTTATCATTTTCAATAACAATTGAAAACATATATGGATTCAAGGCACGACTTTTATCTCCCCAAGGTCGTTTCTCATATCCAAATCTTTGTGATCCTAATACACCACCATATAAATCAACTTTATCTTTCCATTTGTCTGCCAAAGCATGACGAACTTGATGACCTATTGTTGCTTGTTTTGGTGATGCTATTAGAGATACTAATTTATTCTTTTCAAATATTTGTTGATCTTCTATCCAAGGAAGGTTACTTCCAGCAAACGAGAAATGTAATTTTTTATTTTTACTGCAAAATGTCCTATCAGAAAAATAAACAGCATCATAGCTGTCACAAATCCGTTCAAGATGTTTTTCAAATAAATCTTTAGGAAAATTAAATTCATAAAATATCGCCCTTGATTCACAAATCCATGCTATCTTTTTTTCGTTAGGCTTCTTTACGTAATTTATTCCATGTGAAATAGCTGCATCTATAAAAACCTTGATATTGCTATCTTCTTTCGTCCATGAAAATAATTTAGGTTTCTTGTCAGAACAGGAAGACTGATCTGTATTAAACGGTGCTCCAATTGCTTGCATTATATCCATATTAAAAACAACTCACTTTCCTATATGGTATTTAGGAACGAGTTGCCAGTTAACTTTGTCTTTATGTGATACTATTTTAATTCTTGCTAAAGAAAGTTGTGGTGTGCTATATTCTTCAGGATCAACTGCATCACATAAACCCCACTCAATCAATAATTTTACAATAGTATTTCTTCTACCAATATCATCATCAGAAATATCACTCTCTAGATTATCAAGTATAAACATTTCTTTAAAATGCATTATTGCATAACGACCTCGCTTGTGCAGAATATGACAAGATTGAAATAGTTTATTTTCCTTTTTTGAGGATACGCCAATTCTTGTGAGGGTTTCCTTGATTTTTAAAAAGTCTTCTTTTGATTTTAGGGTCACTTCAACACCCAATCCATCAAAAATATCATCATTATTTTCTTCCATTAAATACTCCAAAAATATTAAATATTTATATTATTTAATATTTCCACCAGTATTTAATGCCTTCTTTAGATGATTTATTTGCTCTTTTGTTAGAATTTTGGAGGCTTCTACTGCCTTTTTATCCGAATATCCGTAATATTGCTTGATAATTGATATATCATCAGAATCAGTGGTCTTTTCTTTATGCCACTTGCTAAATCGTTTCTTTTTTCGAATATTCAGAAGATAATAATCATATTGCATCTTTTTACTAATATTATTATAAAAATTCATCATATTTGCCTCAAAAAGAGTATCTGGAAAATATGATAAAGATTTATTGATAATATAAGGAACGTAAACCCTCTCGCAACCAGGATCTACGTTCATTAGATTTTTCTTATTATCATTAATGCTATTGAGAAAATCAAAGATTTCCATTAGATAAACTCACATGTCATCATAAGTTCTACCAAGCAAGCCACCATATTGATCTCCTGATCGCTCACAAATGCAGCCTTGTACTGATACTCCCCAAGAACAATAATGGCTCCAGGAATGCTCATAGGGGCTAGATATGCATTTAGATTATCATAAATCTTTCTAAAAATATCAGTTTCTGACAAATGCACATTTGTTGCAACCCACTTTCGAACATTTGCGAAGTCCTTATTTTTCATAAATGAAATTAGATTCTTGATTTCATTATCAGCAATATTAATAAGAATACCTTCATCAATCTTACCAGAGACAGAATATCGCTGAAGTTCGTTTAGAATTCTACGAAAATCTGGGTAATGCTTCATGATAAGCTTGGCCAAAGCCTTTTTATCACAAATAACATTCTCATTTTTAAGAATATATTCACATCGTTCCAAAATTCCAGCACAGATAGAAGGACGTTCCTCGTTAGAGATTGTAAAATCGATACAAGTACATCGTGAATGAATTGGTTCAATGATTCGTGACTTGTAGTTACAAGTCAAAATAAAACGACAATTACTTGAAAATTCTTCAATAGCTCCACGAAGTGCTGGTTGAATACTCTGTGCGTTTGAATAATCAAACTCATCAAGAATAACAACCTTTTTTGAATTTTCAGAAAATGAAACTGTGCTTGCAAATTGTCGAATCTTTGTTCGAAGTGTATCGATGTTTCCATCTTCAGAACAATTAATAAGAATCCAATCTGCATTCAATTCATTACAAAGTGCCTTGGCAACAGTAGTTTTTCCTGTACCAGCAGTACCAGAAAATAGAAGATTTTGTGGTTCTCCTTTAGCAACCATGTCCTTGAAGGTCTTCTTCAAGGACGATGGGAGAATACATTGATCAATGGTTTGTGGTCGATATTTTTCGACCCAAAGAAATTCAGTATTATTCATATTATGCAGTATACCGTGAGTTAGGTTCCATTGCAAACCAATAAGAGAGATTCAGATTTTCATTATCAAATTGAACTGCTACGTTCTTTGCAAATGAAATCTCATAATCTCCAGCCAAAAGACGAATATTTTCCATCTTAAAATTAAGTTCAAATTCAGCACCATCAGCATTACCTTCAAGTTCTACCTTGTAGCTATTACTTGTTGGATCCTTAAGATCACAAATGATCGCGTAGATAATACTACCATCACTCTGGAATGAAAGATCTGGAAGTTGCAGAACTGATGAAATTCGCTGAAGTTCATTGAACATACCTTCTTCGATACGAGTCTTTACCGTAACTGGTGGCATATTTACTGACTTCGTTGGATATGTGAGAAGTCGAGGTTCCGAATAATAATAATTTACAACTGAATTATTCGGTCCAATGATCTTTACACTCTTTTCACCAAATTCAAACTGAGGGTTGCTGAAAAGACTCACGACTCCAAGGAATTTGTTAAGATCCCAGATACCAAATTCGACATCAAAAGTCTCTTCGATAACTGCCTCTCCCATACCACTCTTGGATGGTGTGATTGTCTTGATTACATTCCCAGGCTTTACAAGAATATTTGAATTCATATTTGCAAAGTTCTTGAGAATAGAAAGTGTTGTTTTACTGATTGTAATTGCTGTAGATGTCATATGTACTCATTATAATTAGTTTATTCAAAGTCGTCAAGGTCATCTTCATCAAGATGTTCTAAATTACCGTCAACATAACTTCGAAGTTTATTCTTAAAATCATTACGTTCTGAAGAACGCTCTTTATCTTTGATGCGACGATCAATATTTTTCATTGTTTGCTTGTGAACGCCCTTACCATTACGATCTGTATTTTTCGACATGTTTTCTCCTAAAATTCTACCCAATGAAGTCCATTGATATCGCGGACTCTAGTATATACGATACCAGTTGCGAGATCAAGCCATCTATCTCCTTCGTTAGTTTCAGATGGTTCAACTTCAGCTCTAAAAAATCTAGATGCTACTTCTAATTCTTTCCAATTTGTAGTGTTATTTAATG